CGCTTCATGGGTGGCGACGCTTACGACGTATCCGAAATCGTGAACATGCCCATCCAGTGCACGGCAGGCAACGTCCTGCTCCGCATCCAGCACCACCTGCACCACACCCTCCCATCCATCAACGCAGCAGCGCCCGACATCCTCATGTTCCTCAACGTGTACGACGCCATCTACTTCGATTGCCGTAGCGACACCGCTGTTGACCGGCTCGACACCCTGTTCCGTGACGCCTTCACCTACGTGACAACCCAGGGATATTGGGATAGACTGTGCGCCGAGTTGGGTCGATCCGTACCGATCCGCTACGAACGCACCATCTACACCTGAACCATGCAATCCAATCACCGCAAGGTCGTCGCCCTTCTCAACCGTGGAGTCAACGCAGCAGAGGTAGCCGACGAGGTCGGTCTCTCCCGCAAGCGGGTCTTCGACCTGGCCCGCCGCCACGGTGTACCCACCAACCCGATCGTCACGCCGGGCGGCCGCATCGAGAAGCAGATCGTCCGTGCCTCCCGTGTCCTGACCATCCCCGAGATCGCCTCCGCATTCCGCATCGCCGAGTGCCGGATCAAGGAGATCCTGTCCCGGGTGGACCGGGAGACCAAGGCTGTCGTCGGTTGAAGCGCAGCTGGACCATCATCCAGGACGACCGGGAGAAGACGCCCCTCATCTTCCCCGCCAACATCGTCATGCTCGACGATGCCCATGTCCCCTGCGATCGCCGGTCCTGCACCGTTTCACTTACGGTCATCAAGAAGCGCTTACCAACCGGCGACTACGCCCTAGAAGGCTTCGAGTCCAAGGTCCTGATCGAGCGGAAGAAGCACCTGCCCGAGCTCTTCGCGAACCTGCTCACCCCCACTGGTCGAGAGCGGTTCGTCAAGGCCTGTGACCGGCTGCGATCCGAGTGCGCCCATCCGATACTCATTCTTGAAGGGACGATCGGCCACCTGGTTAGGACGGCCAGAAGCCAGCTCGACGTGGACCCGTGGCTGGTGGTCGACGCCCTTCACCGCATCTGTCTAGAACGTCACATCCAGATTCTCTATCTTCCCGCAGCTACCCCCGAACAACGGCGATCAGTGGGGGAAGAAGTCGCAAGACTCCTGATCAACGGAGCCATCACCCATGCCGAACGAACCACTCCAGACGTACCGTGCGGTTGACCCCGTCGGATTCCACTTCGGGTCCATTGCGACCACCGCCTCCCAGCCCTTCGTCCTCAACCACTTCACCTCCACCAGTTACTCCACCGCCGGCGCCACCAACCAGCAGATGACCTTCAGCGGCTCGGCCCTCAATGCGGATCGGTTCGTGCCGTGGATTGCCCGGAACTTCGACAACTCCACCACGACGGGCGCGTACTACCCGGTCGCTGTGCCCAACGCCTACGACCGCATCCTCATCTTCCCGATGTACCGTCTTGTCCGGTCTGCGTCAGTGCCCGATCTTGTCTTCGGCACCGCCGCTACCTACGTGCCGCCGTTCATCCTGCCGATGGGCCTGACTCCGCAGACCCGAGGGTTCACGGACGTCAACAAGCTGAACCCCAAGTTGTACCGGTTCCCCGACGATGTGCCGACAGACTCGGCTTACGAGCGGGTCTCCGGGTCCTACAACATCCGAACCCAAGGCCTGTGGATTCCGCTGACTCCGTACGCCACGAACGGGCTCACGAACAACGGCACCATGGGTGTGGCCGGTAACGCCGATGCCCGTAGCTTCGGCCGCAACCCAGTTGTCGGAACAGGCACGGCCTACCACCTGCCAGCTGACCTCTCGATCTCGAAAGCCACCACTTCAGGCCTTGCTCTCGGCAACGCGCAGGTTGCGTCCGGCAGCGCCGACACCATGATCGGCATGGGTCTCGAGTTCCAGACACACGGTTGCCAGGAGATCGTCTGTTCGCTCGGCTCTCTCCCGACCGGCATCACCATCACGGACACCGCCGGCGGAGGTGTGGTCCGGCGCGTCGAGCTCTTCCTGATGGGCATGTTCCTGGGGTGAACCATGCGTCGACGCTCACGTGCTCAGCCCATGGCGTGGACCACGATCCGGAGCAAGCCTCCGAAGATCGTGCCGTCCCTCCCCGTCGGCGACTTCACCCCCGACCCATTCACGTTCTACGACACTCTCGATTACGAAGACGGGGCGCCGTTCAGGAGCAACACCTCTGTTCCCCGCATTGAGGGGATCGACAATCCCATCGATGTTCGACTGGTCCTGACCTCCGGTGCTGGAGGAACGGTCTACTACCGAACGACTTCCTCCCGCCTCAATCCTAATGACATTCAGTACTCCCCCGGCGCTTGGACGGTGTTGAACTTCACGCTGAACCAGAGCGCCACCATCACGGTCAACCCGAACTTCAATCTCGGCTTCGCCGTCGATGTCATTGCCGCCGGGGTGACCAACACCTACCAGCTTCGGAACCTGTCGGACGCCAACACCCTGTTGACCACGTTCACGGCCACCCGGGTTGCCGTCTCCTTCGACTACGGAACGTTCGCGAATCCCACGGGAACCAACCGTGACTACAACTTCAACTACAACGAAGACTTCGGGGTGGTCAGCGGTGGTACTCAAAACATCGTTGAAGACTAAACACCAAACCGGGTAAGGACACATCATGCCCCTACAGATTCGACGCGGAAACGCTGCTGACCTCTCGTCCGTCACTCCCGCCCAAGGTGAACCGCTGTTTGCGCTCGACACCAAGCGGCTGTTCTTCGGTGATGGTTCGACCGCTGGTGGTCTCGCGCACACCCATGCCATCGCTGATGTCGCCAACCTTCAGACTTCCCTTGATACCAAGGCTGCCTCGGTTCACACCCATGCAGCCGGGGACATCACATCGGGTGTGCTCGGGGCAGCGCGACTCGGCACTGGCACTGCGGACAACACCACCTTCCTGCGCGGCGATGGAACATGGGCCGTCCCGGCTGGCGGAGGTGGTGGCGGTTCCGATGGCACGGTCCCGCTGATCACCCAGTCGTACACCTCGACTGAAGGCTTCGGCCTCGGCGGATGGTCCACCTTCACGCGAGGCAGTGGCTTTGTCCGCAACCCCACCATCGCAAACAGGACTTTCGGTACATCTCAGACCCGAAGCGGATTCATCGAGCTGGGCGTTCAACAGACCAACGTCTCGCCTCGATCACTGGCAATGCTCGGTGGCCACGGCAGCACGATTGGGTACTCCAGCGTGTACAGCACCGCGCTTACCTCCAAGCTGACCGCTGTGGTGCGGTTGCCTTCTATTCCGACAAGCGGTGAGAACTTCCAAGCGGGAATCGGGTTCAACAGCAAGCAGGATCTGCTTTACTCGGATGTGGGTGAGATCTGGATCAACGAGTTGGACTACGGAGTCTACTTCTACTGCTCTCCGGGCAGTGCTTTCTGGAACATCTCGTTCCGTGGTTGGGGAACAGGGGCCGCACAAGATGGTGCAAACTCCTTTGACGTAGCCACGGATGTTTCTGTGACCGCTGCATGGACCAAGTTCGAGATCGAGACCTCGACCGTGTCAGGTGCAATCCAGTATGTCTGCAAGATCAACGGCGTGACCAAGCTGACCATGACCTCTGCGTTGCTTGCTCAAAGTCCATACCTTGTGGACATGACCATCCAGTTGATGCTCAGTCCTATGGTCGCGATCCAGAGCCAGTCAAATACTAACTCGTATCGCTACCTCCTTGTTGACCACCTCAGCCTCCTCTCCACGGTGACCCGATGATCTACAGATTCGCCTACATCTCCAACGGTAAAGTCACTGCGGTGGTCGAACGCGAAGCCGAGCAGCCCGACACCGGGCGCCGCTTCCAGCTTCAGCCCGACGAGGAGTGCTTCATCGGGGATACCTACGCTCCCGGTGAGACTCCCCGGTTCAAGCCGCCCGTGGCTCCGCTTTCGTGGACCGCGTACCAGTTCCTGCTGCGGTTCACCGAGGCCGAGCTTGCGGCGATCCGCACTGCCTCCGTCACGGACCCGATCACTTGGCGGTTCCTCACGCTGGCCACCGCTGCACAGGAGGTCAACTCCGACGATCCCACCACCATCGGCGGCATGGACTACCTCGTGGCGCAGAACCTGCTCACCCCCGAGCGCAAGGCGGAGATCCTGGGATGACCGAAGACTCGAAGAGGAACTCGCAGTTGGTAGCGAGCTGGGCCCAGTTCGTTGCCATCTGCATCGGCATCGGCACCATCCTCATGAACATGGGACGCAAGGATCAGCAGCTGGCGACCACGACAGAACAGGTGAAGGAACTATCCTCCATCGTTTCGGACTTGGCCAAGGCCCAGATTGGGCTTACCATGAAGGACCAACAGACCGACGACCGGCTGCGTGAGCTGGCCAACCGGCTGGAAAACCTGGAGAGGAGCATCAAATGACTGGATCCTGGAAGACCACCGCAGCTGGAATCGGCGCCGTCCTCATCGCTGTGGGCAGTGCCCTCAACGCCACCTTCGACGCCGACCCCGCCACCGTCGCTGACTGGGGTGCGGTCGTAGCAGCGGTGATCGCCGGCGTCGGCTTGCTGTTCGCCCGTGACAACAACGTGTCGAGCGAGGCAGCGGGGGCCAAGTGACGCAGGGCTACGACGACTGGTACTCGGAGGCTGCACCATGCTCGAGCGAATCGTCGCGCAGATCACGGTCGCGCTCATCGGCTGGCTCGACCGTCGTATGGAGCGTGGCACCGTGGCGATCGATGCTGACGCTGATCGGGATACTCTTCGCCGTGCTGGTTCTCGCATTCGCGATTGGATGCGGAAGCAGCCGGACGGTGTTCGTCCCGGAGGACAGCCCGATGCGGATCGGCCCGGGCAGCACGATGAGGGTGTACCACCGGGTCAACGGTGAGTGGACCCTCTCCAACAACCGGATCACTGTGCCCGAGGGTTGGTATCTCGTGCCCCCATCCTACGTCCAGGAGTAGGAGGATGGGGTGGAGATCAACCGGAGCAGGGACGCACGGAACCACATGGGCTTCCTCACGATGTGGGCCTACGATGCCCATCGGAAGAAGCGGTTCCCCCTCTGGGACAAGCACGAGATCCTGAGTGAAGCCTACATCCAGACCGACCGGCTGCTGGCCACGGTCTACGACCCCGCCAAATCCACGGTGGTCACCTTCCTCAAGTCGTTCCTCTGGGGCGCCGTCCACTACAGCTATTGGACCTCGAACGGATTCCGGTTTACTCCGGCGGGACCCCGCTTGAAAATCCCCGTGACAACTGATACACTTTGTGAAGAGATCTCGGTCGAGGTTCGGATGTTCCATCTGGAGATCCCCGAACTGACCGAGGAGGAATGGACCATCATACGTCTACGCCATGACGGGTACACCATGACCCGCATTGCATCGGTCCTCGGATTGAAGTCCCCGCAATCCGTGTACAACCGACTCGTCAAGATCAGGGACAAGTTTACAGGACAGGAACAAGATGCCACCAGAGACGACACCGCTCCCCCTCCCGACTGACCGCGCCAAGAGCGCCCGCCAGTACCTCGAGTCCGAGGGCCTCGTGCCCCGGGTTCCCTCGATCCGCTCATCCGACTACAGCTCCGCCCTCTCCGATCCCTTCGGCTACTACATCCGCCGCCGGCTCGGCCTGATCCCCGCACTCTCCTACTCGGAGGCCCTGTCCCGGGGATCCTACTTCCACACCCTCTTCGCCCTGTACGACCGCGACGACTGCAACCAGATCTTCAAGCGCCAGTGCGCCGCCCGTCTCACCGAGATCAACAACATCTGCAAGGAGCTTCGCATCTCGGAGACCGCCCGCGCCGACGCCGTGCAGAACGAGCAGGTCGACCAGGCCTACGCATCCGCCTGGTACAACGCCTTCAAGAATCTGCCCTGCATCAACAACCAGAGCGCACTGGATCTCCTCTCCGACAACTTCGTCAAGCTCGGCGCCGAGGTCCGGCTCACGTGGATCGACGAGCGGTTCCCGAAGACCCGCCAGGTTGCGCAGTTCGACCTGCTCCTCCTCAACCGCAAGACCAACAAGCTGTGGATCGTGGATGCGAAGACGACCGCGTCACCCCCACTGATCCGATTGTCGACGGTCAAGGAGGAGTTCCAGACGATGCACTACCTCCATGCCCTCGAGTGGTTCTTTGCCCGGGGCCTGCTTCACAAGCAGTACGACCTGGCACCGGACGTGCAGCTGGGTGGCATGATGCATATGGCCATCCTCAAGCCGTCGATCCAGTTCGGGCAGGCCGACCGGGACTTCCACTGGGAGTCGGACGGCAAGCGCAGCGGCATCGCCGGCCGCATCATGGTGTCACCCGTCAACCTGCGGGACCAGGGTGACTACGTGATCAAGTGGACCCGCAACCAGCCCAGCCCCGAGCCGTGCTGCGGCACACTCGAGGAGTGCCTGCACGTTCTGCACGAGGTCACCGGCAAGAAGCCCGAGAAGATCTACCGTGGTGAGCCGGCCCTCAGCAACTACATCGAGAGGTGCATGCGTTGGTACAAGGGCGAACTTGAATACCTTGACAAGGCCCCGGATTTCGTGAACGACCCTCCGGTGAACTTTTCCTACACTCATGCGTCGGTGATGCTTGACAAGGATTGGCGCATCGACTACCTTTCCCGTGTTGCCATGATCTACAACTTGGCAACCCAAGAGGCGAACCCATGCAACTTCCTGAAGAACATCGACGCGATCCGGATGGGATCGAAGCTGGCGAACTACAGCCCGTTCTACCTGACCGAACCGAAGGACTGGCCGGCGCTGGTTCAGACGCAGCAGTTCCTCGTCGCTCATCGGGACGCGGGCGAACTGCCAAGCGAACCGGAGCCGCACGAGTTCGACGGGATGATCGAGAGCCTCGAACCCGAACACCTCACGTGATGTTCGAGGACGAGTACGTCCGCCTCGTGATCAAGCCGAAGATCGACTTGGTCCTCGAGGATGGCGTCGAGTCCATCGGCGACCTCACCGCCAAGTTCAACAAGGTGTTCGAGTGCAAGGTGTCGAAGGCCCGCATCACCGAGTGGCTCAAGGCCATCGGGTACCGGGTGACCCGCACCGTGCAGATCGACCGGCCCAACGTGAAGCGCCCGCCTGCACCCGCGCCCGCGCCTGCGCCCGCGCATCGCAGCGAGTACGACACGTTCGAGACCGCGCACCGCCAGCAGTCATTCAACTTCCCGGCACCGACGTCTGTCTTTAGCAACGTCCGCATGCCGGGCTTCGAGGAGTAAGCCATGTCAGTCACGACAGCAGCAGGAAAGCTACCGCAGCAGCGGTACTCGGGCCTTGGGTTTCAAGGCATCAAGATGGTTCATCCGCCGGAGCGGCTCTTCGGTCTGATCTGCGGCCTGCCCGGAGAGGGCAAGTCCCAGTTCATCCAGAGCCACCCGGACGCATGGGTCTGCAACATGGACTGCACGTCCACCCTTGGGGATCCCCAGGCATGCGTGTGGCCCGGCATCAACCCGCAGGGGCAGGCCATCGACGTCAACGGCAAGCCCCTTGTCATGACGTGGGAGGCAGTGCAGGCCAAGGTGGATCTGCTCTGCGATCTGGCCAAGAACGACCAGCCCCGCCCCGCCACCGTGTTCTTCGATTCGCTCGGCACGTGGATCCCCTTGCTCAAGGACTGGATCACCCGGTCGAACGACAAGAAGGACTGGCGCGAGATGGACGGCCGGCGTTCGTGGGACCAGCTCTACGACATGGTGATCGACACGTGCCTCACCTTGCGCCGGTACGGTTACGGCGTGTACATTGTGTGTCACGTGGTCAACGCCAAGATCCCCCTGGGCGACGACCGCTTCGTGTTCAAGCCTGAGCTCACGATCACCGACGGCTTCTACAAGCGGCTCTATCCGCTGTTCGAGATGGTCGCTGCCGTGTCCTCGGAGTGGGTCACCGAGCAGCGTGAGATCCAGCAGCCCCCCATCGTCAAGGATGGCAAGACCGTTCAGCTCAAGCCCAAGATCGTGACCGAGAAGCGCAAGCGTCACCTGTTCTCCGTCGACTCCGAGACTCTCTCGGGGATCACGAAGCACCGGGTCAAGATGGACGCGGAGTTCGAGTTGCCCGAGTCGTTCGGGTGGGCTGAGTTCGTTCGCAAGTACAACACCAATGCTGGGGCGTAACCCCAGTCAACCCTTTCAGGAGTGTCAGAGTCATGGCAAACAGCAAGATCAGCGCAATGTTCGCAGCCCAGAAGCAGGCCTTCGGTGACGCCAATCCGGACACCGGCGTCGGTGGTCTCGGCGAGTGGCCCACGGAGGGTGAGCACGACTGCTACATCCTCGGCTTCGAGATCAACGAGAAGGCGACCTACCGGTTCACGACCGACCAGGGTCAGCAGGTCGAGCTCTCGGCCACCGAGTTCCGCTTCCGCTACCAGCTCCTGAACGACCAGGTCAACCCGGACAACCCGCTCGTCTGGGGCGGCGCCCCCTTCACCTTCCCGGACAACGCCGGCGCCGTCACCGCAGAGGGTCGTCGCACCGGTCTGCAGATCGAGCGCAACCGCTTCTGCGGCCATCTCAGCACCATCCTTGGAACCAAGGTGGGAACGGCTGATGGTCTCGACGTGGCCGACGCGATCGAGAAGGTCTCCAACCTCCTCGGCTCGGACAAGCAGGTCGTGGGCACCGTCCGGTGCCAGTACCGCAAGGGCAAGGGCAACTCGGCGACCAAGGTCTACAAGACCGAGTTCATCCAGAAGCTCCTGTCCGCCTAACAAGCACCCCCACTGATCGAGGGGGTGGGGCCCACAAGCTCCACCCCCTCCTCACAGTCCTCCTCACGTAGTGGCCGGGGGTGCATCAGGCGCCCCCCATATCCGGCAAGTGTGACTGTCTCCACTTGAAAGCGCTCTGATGGATCGTCAGCACGAGCCCCCGGCCAACTACGAGGAGCACACAACTCACGCCCGATTGACCGATCAGGTGTCGACACCCCGTCTCTGGAGTCTTCCAGTGCCGCTGAGGGTGAGACACTCGGGGTTCAAGGAGATGGGGATCGTCGCACCCGTTACCCCCACCACCCACCCCGGGTGTTTCACCCTCCCGTTACTGGGAACACC